GTTCCATAGGTGTTAGATTAGTATCAGCATATTTATCTAACCAACTATTTACAGTTGTAATCTTACTTTGAACACCAGCTATTTCTTTTGCTAAATCCTGTGCTACTTCTTTAAAAATTTCTGCCGCACGAGTATACTTTGATAAATTTAAAATTTCTATTAAAAACTTTTTTCTAGCAGTATCTGGAGCTGTTAAAAACTCTAAGCTGCTAGCATTACTCTGGTATACGATTTGACTAAAACTTTTATGATCAAAACCTAAAATATTTTCAATTATTTTATAAGTGCCGGTGGCTGTATGAGCACTAATATCTTGATCATTTTTTAATAATTTTACTGATTGTGTAGTGCCTCTAGAGCTTTTAATGGTGTACTGTACACCATCGCGCTCAAAATCTAGTTCTATGGTATAAGATTTGTCTTTGATATACCTGTTAAGAATATCGGCTTTTTTAATACCTTTACTATTTTTATTAAATAGTACTTCTTCTAGAATAAGGGCAATTGAACTTTTACCGTGGCCGTTTTTACCAACTAATTGTGTAAGTGGGGCACTAACAAAATTTATTTTATTATCTTTTCCGTAACTAAATGCGTTACTCCACCTTAGCTCTTTAATCGTTATCATCTAAAAATTTAATTAGTTCATTCAATCCGCCAATATGTTCATCACCAATAAAAACTTGTGGAACACTACGAGCTTGTGGTAGTTTTTGAAATAAATCCTCTTTGGAAACTCGCACGCCAATCATCTTTTCTTCGTACGGTAGGTTGTGCAATTTTAGTAGATTTTTTACCGATATGCACGCCGGGCAGTGTGGTTGAGACCATACTTCTACTACTTCATTGGCTTTCAATTTTATCGACATAGTTTTGTAACTCTTTTAATGTTGACTCGATGGTTTCATCTGGCAGTGCTAGTATAAATTTTAAGTATTCGGAAACTTCTTGTGTTAAACTCATTTCAGCATCTAGTATAAGTGCTGTATCAGTTTCTCGTTTTATAACTTTTCTGTCAATTAGGTCGCTATCTTCTAGCTCCCCTAATTCTTGCATATCACCTTCAACTTGATAAATTGTATGATCAAATTCAGTTGGAGGTTTAGGGTCATTAACACCTACGGTTTTGCGTATTAGCTGTGGCATATTTAGTTTATGCCAAACGTGCTCTTTAGTTTCGCTATCAAAAATAATTACGCCAGTATCTACATTAGATCTATGGAAACTAGTAGTAACAGGACTACCTGGATATAAAATATTCCTTTGACAATTATCATAGCTGTGTAAGTCTCCTGCCAGAACTACTTGCCAAGAATTAAATAGCTCTAAATTTATTTCTGGCTTTACGTGTGGGGGTATTTCTCCACGAACGTGTGTAAAGCATACTTCACCAGGATTTTCTAGTGACTGCTTTTCAAATTCTTTTAATTTATTATATGGAATAAAATCCATATTATCTATTTTTAAATAGTCATCAATAATTTGAACTTTACTATTTAATCTATTGGTAACTTGTTTTAGATTAGTTAAAAAAGTTGTATCTTTTTTAACTGCTTCATGATTACCTGCGTATATAATTGTTGGAATAGAACAATGAGTTACTAAGTCAAAGTAACATTCTAATTCTTCCATATTTGGTAGTTTATCAAATACATCTCCACCAACAACAAATAATTCGCACTCCTGTTGTAGGTCTGCAAAAGCATTCCACAACATATTATATCTATTTTTTGCCCACTCAACCGGTACATTTTTCTGCGCCAGTTTAATGTGTATATCTGCGGTGAATAATATTTTCATGCTTTTATTTTATGAGACAAAAAAGCCCAGTAACCTTTATGCTTACTGGGCCTTATTGATTAACTTTGTAGTTCGCTAACAGCTTCTTTGTCACTGTTACTATCTTCGTCACTATCTTCGTTAGAAGTAATCTTCTCTAGTAGAGCACGTACTTCTTGTTCAGTGGGTCGTGGAAACTTTTCGTCAATACTTTTAGCTGCTTCGGCCATTGCTCGCTCATCTTCTGTGAGTGAACGGTTTTTACAGCGCAGTACTTGAAGAGTGTATTCTACGTTAAAAGCCAGTGGGCCTGTTTTAGTACGCTTAAATACAACATCCCAGCCATTATCGAAATCGGTAGGATCGCCTAAATCTTCTGCTGCGGTCAAAATTTGCTCAAATAGTTTCTTTTTAAGATTGAGAGCTACAACCTTATTCTGTTTAGGGTCGATACAATTTACAGAGTAACTCCAGCTGCATTTAGCCTCAGGGAAAAACTCAGTAACATGATCTTTTTCTACATTATCAAACTTTTCTTTATCACGACTAAATGCCAGGCACTCAACAGGAATATCCTTATTATTAGTACCCTTTAGCCAGTAAATATATCGCGGTAGTACTCCACCAATTAAACGAACAGTGTTTTCGCCATCTTTATATTCGTAAGATTCTACTTTGTTTGATTGTGCTTTGCCTTTGGTTTGTTTAAAACTTAGTGCCATTTTTTAATTTTCCTCGTATTTGAAGTGTATTTTGTTGTTTGTAATTGTTAATAGCGGATTATATTTTACAGCGTTAAGATCTATATCTAGAAAATAAGATAAATCTAAAAATTTCTGTCCATAGAGCTTATATAAAACATAATCTCTACGTCCTGCTAGTCTAATATATTGGGCGATATAATTTATATCTGTGATTTTATCCGCGAATAAAGGGGCTGCATTTAATATAAAACTATTGCCGACTAATTTTATAGGTCGTAATGTACGTGCATTTTTCGGTATAGTTTTGTTAAGAAAATGCAATTTCAAAGTTTCAACTAATTTTTTAGAGTCTAGTTGTGTTTTGCTTTCTAAAGTTTGAAGGTTAAAGAAAAGAGTCATGCTTCAGAACTTATAAAATATTATACCACATTGGCTATTACCGCGCAAGTTAAATTTTTTAAACGGTTATAACTTCCCAGCCTTTTCGCAAGTATAAGCCTAGTCTATCTGTATTTTGTTTTTTGTCTGCCCAGCCAGCAAACTGAATGTCGACCACAACTGGGTTTAGTTTGCTTTCGTGCGGTCTCATAATTCTACCTACAATTTGCTCTAGCAAACTATCATTACTCATTGGTACTGCTAGTATTACGCAACTTAATATGTTTATTGAGATTCCTTCGGCAAAGATTTGCCTGGAACCAGCAATGCACATTTTTTCTTTGTTAAGGATTTTTTCTTTTGCTTGTTGTCTATCTTCAAAACTGGTTTCGCCAGTAACCAACAAACACGTTTCTCCGACATATTCTTTAACCTTTTGTAAAAATTCTACTCGATCTGCTACAATGAGAACAGAATGGCCTTCCCTAATATGAATATTAGCAAGACCAGCAATAAACTTTCTATAATCGTCATTTTGTGTTAAATCATTTATTTTTTCTACCCATGTTGCTCCGTGTTTTAAAGTAATGCCACTTTTAATAACATGAACTGCCGGATTTATAGTATTTGACTGTGGTGGCTTGTATACAGTATGCCCAAAATAATCTTGAAATATTATATGTTTACCATCTTTTCTAGTTAAAGTACCACTTAAAGCAATTCTGTATCTAGCATGAAAACTGTCTACAGTTCCTGCAAAAGTAGTAGCAGGACAATGATGTGCTTCATCTAGTATAAGAGTACCAAATTCTTTTTGCAGCTTATCTAGATTTTTAACTATTGTTTGTATATTTCCTATTACAATAGCGTGATCTTCAATATCGAATTTTCCACTACCAATTATACCGGGTACTATGCCAAATAGTGTTTCTACTTCTTCAACCCACTGGTCTCGTAGTGCTGTTGTATGAGTAATAACTAAAGTTTTTTGCCCCAGTTTACGAGCTGTATGTAGTGCTGTAAAAGTTTTGCCCCATCCTACTAAAGCATTGATAAAACAGGTATCTTCTATTTTATCAAATATTTCTTTTTGTTCTTCTCGTAAATCGTATTTTGGAGTAGGAAAAGGTACTGGCACTAAAACTCGCTTATCTACTATTTCATACCCTTCTGGAATAAGATCAAGTCTGCCTTGTGGTAAGCTAAGTATACCTTTCGACAAAGAAGTATAGTTTCTTATAGTTTCCACACTAACAAACTTTTTACTTCCTGTATCTTTATGTATTTTATAGGTAAGCGTTTTCATTATATGTTTAGTGTGCTCTGTGCCAGGACTATCCATATATATTCTGTTAGATATAATTGCTTTTGGCATTTATATAAGTCTCCAAGTAGGGCTTATTGGTTCGGGATAGAATCCATAGAAAATATACCCTTTACCAATTTTTAATAGTCCGGCATATTGCTCATATGTTTGAGGAGCTCGCATAGACTTAAATCTTTGAGATAGACCTTCTACTTCTAATACACACCCTACAGTCGCCGCAGGTAAAATTTGTTTTACTCTTTTTGTTAT